CATCTAGCCATAGGCGCTTGTGGTGCTGGAGTACGACACCTGTGTGGACGTACATTGGAATTCCGTTTTGGTTTAGGCGTCCGCAAAACATAAGGTCTTCGGACAACCACTTGTTACCACCAATTGGACCATCTTGAAACCATGCCCAGTCACGTGTATCTTCGCCTGCAAGTTCGCGCAACTTTTCTAGGGCTGAACGGTGCATCAGTAGCGCACCTGTACCAGCGGCAGCAATCTGTAGGACTTCGTTCTCAGGATAATTATCCCATGGTTGTAGTCCAGCTTCTTCGTCTGACTTAAAAATCAATGGAACTGGACGTAGGTTTGGACCTTCCCACAATGCGGCAAAGTATAAACCTGCTACAACTGGGCGCTCTGCAAAATCTGCGGTTGCACACCATAAATCAAAGGCTTGTACTGAAACGCGCTCATCCGCATCCAGCATAAGTAGCCAGTCATCTGTAGTATTGTCAAGGAAGTGTTTGACCATAATGTTGCGGCTTTTAGCCAGCAACCCCACGCCTTCAACGCAGAAGAACGAGCCTACGCGCTTAGGCTTTTCTCGGATAAGTTGCATGATGCTAAGGGCAAACTCAGTGTCTACGTCCCCTGCGTGGCACCAACCGATGGCTACAGTGTCTTTTTGTTTCATGTATCGCTCCAAGTAGTAGTTGCTACGATAAACTTACCATAAGGTAGTATTTACGGGCGCATTGAGCGCCGAATTAACGTGTCTGTATCTGGCATTTCCATGCCGTAGGTTTCTGTTGAAAAACGCTTTTCTGCTTCTGATGCCATTGACTTTAGCTTCTTCAACGCAGGGATTGCTCCTGAACGCTTGCCAGCCTGCCAACGATAGTTAGCAAAATCGTATAGTCCGCGACCTTCAGGGCTGAACGCTGCTGAACGGCTTTCATGAATGTCGTCAAATAATGCTGAACCCTGCTGTACGGCTAGGGCTAGGGCTGTCTCTGCGTTTACACGTGCGGCATCTGATGTAGCCAATCGGATACGTTCTAAAGCTGTGGCGTATCGGTCTACAATTTCTGTAGCCTTGTCATGGTCGCGTCGTGCCGCCATGTCCCACTCTAGATTTGGTTGTGTTGGCGCCGATGTAGGGGGTACTACCCAACGGTCATTTGTAATTGAATACGCTGCGTAAGGCTTGATGGACTCAATGTCTGGGGCTACGTTAACGTAAAAAGTAAGTTCAAAAGTGCCCATAAAATTATCAGTGCGGGGGTGAAGTTCGTTTCTAAACCCTTGATTGATTTCGGCGGCAATTTCTCGGTCAGACCAACCTTTATACTCTTGATTTGACTGACGAAACTGTACATAATTTACGCTTACTAGACAGTCAAGGTCGGCTGGCTCGCGTTGTGCGGACCAATTGTGGGAAACGCCTGAGCCTGCTAAATACGCATGTGCCCACGCTGAAGCTTCGTTATAACCTAATGCTAAGTGGTTTAATAACAGGGTCATGATAGCCTCACGTACTGTGGGCTGTAAGCGTCCCTCTACAAATAACCGTGGGTCTAGACTTTCACTTGGCTGTTCAAAGTAGGATGATGAACCTTCAGTTATGGCTACGGGCTCAGCAGATGCGCGTAGTGCCTCGTAATAATTCATTAATTCCTTCTTTAAGCTTGGTGTGTCTATTTTACTACTTGTACAGTCCCTTTTCAGTGTTGTACTTCTCCATGTTAAACGACTTAACTGGACAGAAATCACACAAGTATACCTTTGGACCACCAGTATTTTCAATTTTTTCAAGACCAGCTTCTTTGCGCTCTGCGCTAGTCTCTGGCTTAAGCATTTTTTTATCGGACTTATAGTCTGGGCATTGCCCTTTAGGACGGTTATGGTCGCTGAAGCATGTCATTGCGTCTTCCGCAAATGTCATGCGGGTAGCGTAGAAATTCTTCTGGAACGCATCCAGACCTTCGGAACCGCCGTGAATCTGTTTAATAATTTCTTCTTGCACCTTTGGAACTACCCAGTATTTAAGCGGGAACTTCATTAGCACACCGATGTGGGCGTCAGGCTTTTGGTGCTTATCTAGGGTTAGTTGAAGGATTACGTCCCGCTCATGGTTCGGGTCGCTAGAGTCTTCGTAATCAGGCATTTCGTCAATTGTTTTACAATTACGGCACACCAATAAACGAATCATAGGTTCGTTTTCGTCAGTACTAACTGATTTAAGGTCTATTGCTCCAGAAAAATCCATAGAACAATTTTACCAGCTTAGTTGGTTTATTACTGATTTGGTGCTTGCTGGTTACGCATTGTTTCGTCGAAAATAGCCTTACGTAGTGGCTTACCTGCGCGGTATGTTGGGTTGGCTGTGAGGCGATTAGTATCCGCATCCATCTCTACCCAGCCTGTGTTTTGGTACGCCTCAGGCATAACAACATCGCTCATTGTAAATGGGCGGTCTGTTGGAACTTGCTGCTGCGGTGCCATTTCCTGTGCAATACGCTTATGACGTGCCTCAGTAATTGGCTTACGCATGGCAATGTGCTCTGCACGTGTCATACCTGCGTAAATGCCAGTTTGGGTCCTGTTAGCATCAGGACTCATGTCTACTGGTTTGCCGCGCCCTTGCTTATGGCGAACTTTGCCTTTGTGGTTTTTACTCGCCATTTATGCTACGCCGTCTTTTCCTGGGCGTGGGGTTGGGGTCAGTCTACCCTTTAGGGTATTGCATTCGCTTCCGCCGCAGTACTTCGGTGCGTCAGCTCCTCCAGTTATGGGTGCGCCGCGGCGAACTGCGTGCTTAACCCCTTGAGACGCGCCTGGCTTTTGGACCCATTCAATCTCGCCTGCGTCATGAGCCTCTGCAAAGGAATCGTGACCGCTAATTCGGTTTTTGCAGCCTGTTCCTGCGCAAAATGTACCTGCGTCATGAGGAACTGGAAGGGAGGTATTACGAAGGTGACCCTTTGCAACTTCAGTTTCGCCTACAGTTTTAGCGCCTTCTACATTGCGCATTAATTGTTCGTAACCTTCACGGGTACCACGACCAGCGCGGGATGCGCCTTCTGGCTTTTTGTACGGCTCTTCGCCACGTTCTGCAAATCCTGGCTTTGATGAGGTGACCATAGGGTGCTTAGTATTGGCAACAATTTTGCCAGCTTCTGGGTCTTTAGAGTTTGCTCCTACATACTTAGCCATGCGGGATTCTGCGTCTTGGGCAGCCTCTACATCTGCTCTGTCAAGGTCACGTAAGGTTTGAGTAGTGTGCTCGGAAACTTCTGTCTTACCGCCAGCTATTGTAAGCTTGCGCTCCATGTTTGCGCGTTGGTTATCGCGAATTGCTTTAACTTGCTCTTGTTGGCGTTGACCGTACTTGTAGCGCTCAATTGGCGACATTTTAAGCCAGTCAGAATCACTGTTAGACGAGTCTACTCGTGGGTCTGTATAATTCTCGCTAGCTTTTGGAATTGACTTAAGACCAATAGCTTTTTTAGGGTCTAGCCCTTTGATTGTAGCTTTTGTTTTAGATGAAGTACTAAATTTGCTTTTATCTACGCCAACTTCAGCCATGATTAGAATCCTGGTCTACGTGAGGTATCGTTCGCACGGTCTTGTGGAACTTCTGGGTGGTTAGACTCTCTCTGTTGGTTTGAAACTGAAGGTTCGGCATTTACTACGCAAGAATGACACATGCCATAGTAATTATGGTAGTCATCTGTGCCTTCGGTTTTACCACATCCTGAGCAAGTGGACATATCAGCCATGACTACATACCTGGTTTGCGTGCGGGATTGTCTGCTCGGTCTTGTGGGGACATAGGCTTTGGCTTTATACCAGAGCCAGAGTTAGATTCGTAATTATTTGGTTTTGGTTTTATAAAAGCTTTAGTTTTAGTACCTACTGGACCAGGTTCTCCCAATTTTTCTTCTTTTCTAGGGTTTTTACTTCCAAAAGTTTTTTCTTGTTGTTCAGCACGAATTTCTTTTTTACGGTCATCCGTCATGTGCTTACCAATTTTTGTACGTGATGAACTTATGTTGTCTTCACTAGGACCGTATTTGCGTGAATGTTTGCCAGCCATAATTAAGCTCCTGGATTTACTTTGCTTGGCTCTTCTGAGTTAATGAAGCCATAGTTCATGTAAGGGTGCAGGTCTGCACGATTAGCCTGAACAAGGTGGTCACCCATGCCAGCAGCAACAGTGGTATTAGGGCGACGCTTACGGTATTTGCCGTCTGTGGCGCCAACATTAAGCTCTAGGTTAGGTGAGCGGCGGTATGCAACTGTCATGTTAGTTTCCTACTCTTGCGCCGAGGCGCTCTAAATGTTTTGATGCTCTTTCGGCACTTGCATGACCTGAGGGCATAAAAGGCTTATTAGGACCTTTAGGCTTTGACCTAACGCCGCCAGTGCCTTTTTCTGGTGGGTCTTGTCGCCATTGAGGACCTTCGTTATGGGTCTTGTAGTCCGAACCAGGATAGTTAGCATTGTGTGAACTATGCTCGGGGAAAAACCCGCCTTGCATGCCCATTAGATACTGACCATTCCGCCCTTAACATGCGCAACATCTTTACGATTTTGGCACTTAGGGCATAGCTCTTTGCCTAGTAATACGTCCTGCGGTTGAATTAACAATCCACATTCCAAACAAGGCTTTGAACCATTGTAATAGGTTTGCTCTAGACTTTTCTGGGTAAAAAGGCTTACATCTGTAGCCCCAGGCATACCTTCGCCCGTGGCGTCAGTCATTAATCCTGGATTAATTGCCACGGCGTGTATTCCTTGGAAGCATTGATGGGTTATTTGCTACAAACTTGTCTGCAGCGTTAAAAAGCTTTTGTTCAACTGGAGTACGTGTAGGTCCTGTTGATTGGTGTTGGTTAGCAAATGTACCTAGCTGCCCACCGAGGCTGTAACCACGTGAACCTGTGCGGTCTTCACGAACGTTTGCACTAGGACCTGGGTTTAATGGTCGACTTGAAGCCATTCCTAAACGAGGTCCTTGTGGGAAACGCGAAGGCATTGGTGATGCAGGTGTTGATGGAGTGTTATTAAACTGTACGGCGCTACCTAGGCGTGAACCTTGTGGGTAACGTGAAGGCATTGGTGCGCTAGGTCCACCAGCAGGTGGCGTAACACCTGGTCTGCGTGGACCAAACGGGGATTCGTTATGCCACATGTCGCCACCTGGGTGCGTAATAGGACCAAGGGATGAGCCTGGTCGGTCTTCACGTGCATTAGGGCGCATAGGGTCAGGAACAATACGACCTTCACGGTTATTTGGATTATCTGGGTTACCGCCAGCAGGGACACCTGTTCCTAGTGCCTGGTCGGTTGCGCTTTTACCGTAAAAACGGTTTAGTGCTTCGCGCTCAACATCGTTGGCACCATGCTGCTTGTAGTAAGCAAAGTTACCTTCAGGTGTTTTACGCGAATTAAGCGTATCAATCTGACTTTGTGGCACATTGACGTTAAGGTTGAAGTTGTTCTTCTTCCAATCAGCCTGTGCTGAAGGGGTAAGGCTATTCCAACCGCTCATTAGACACCAAATCCTAACGTGTTTCTGGAGGAACTCTCCGCCTGGGCGGCAGGTTTAGCCGTGTCGACACGCTCGGTAACGCGAGTTCCTAAGTCAATCATGTCATCAATGCCATACGCAGTCTTGACATACCCAAACCGATTTGGAAAAAGTTGAATTTGCGGTAGGTTTGGGCGGACATACTGCTGAACTTCTTCTGAGGTCATTGTCAGTGCTGCCATTGCCTGGCTCAGGTTCTGTTCCTGATTACTTGCAAATGGACCAATGTAAGCTTGAGGTGGGTATGCTGCTTCTGGTGGTGCAATCCAGGGGCGGTTGCTGTACACGCCATTTTGCATGTTTGGCATTATCTGCCCTTTCTGCTACGCTCTACGTATGTTTACCGATGAACAACTTCAATATATTTATGCTGTTATTAAGGATACCGTGTTCTTGGATACGATGGACCCTGAGTACAATGCCCTTTTAATGGGTCGCCAGAACAAGGCGTACGAGATTATGAGAAGCGAGTTAGCCCCGCTTCTTGACCCGCCCATACGCCAGCCTGAAGTCGACTAGGTACTTGAATTCCTAAGTGCTGTGAAGCTGCGCCGTAGGCGTCTACAAAAGTGTTATACCGACCAACTGCGCCTAAACCTCTTGGGTTATTACCCCACTTTTCACGACGTGCAATGTCATGTGCGTGACGGTCAATTGTAACGTGGCTAGTATCGCTAGGGTCAAAAATGTTATGAAAAAAATGACCTTCTTTTAGGTCTCCTAAAACATCTGCGGGGTGCTCTCCGTCAATAATTCGTCGTGCTTTAGCTACTTGAACCCCTGTTTGACCTGCTGTACCTGTCTTAAACATGTCTTGGGCTAGTTTTTGATTTAAGTCCCATTTTTTTTGAGGGGACATAGCCGCAAGTACGCCCGCTCCCTTGATAATGTTTCCGCCACCAAGTTTGTTTGCAATGTCGTGGGCTTTGTCGTACCACTCGTAATTTGCTCGCAAAACGTGCGGGTAGTCTTTGGTTAACTCATCATGAGTAGTAACAATGTTTCGAACTAGCGCGTTAAATTGACGGCTTTGAGTAGGTGGGTGTGGGTGGTCATGTTGAAAGTAAGGGTAATCAGGATTTTCAGCCACGGTTATCTCCAGCTTGGTCGCATGTTAGACAGCTGGGATACTCGCTTAGCGTCAACGCTGTAAGGTGAATCGCTACGTACGTCAGGTCCAGCTTTGCCGTCATTAGGTAAGTGAGGGGCTGGAACAAGTTTTTGGTTCTCTACGTGACGAGTAGCCATCCACTGCTGACCATCGTACTTAGCCTTCATTTGGCGCTTAATTCCACGGTCTGCGCCAAGTTCGCTTGGGTAGTAATAGTCAGATGGGTCAATACGTTCACCACGGTGAACGCCACGCTGGTAACCGCGCTCGCCAAGGCGTCGCTTCATGCTGTTTAGAACAATGTCTGAGGTGCTGGAAGGGCGACCACGGTCATCACGGCGAGAACGAATGGTGCCTAGATAGCCATCTGGGTACTCTGCAGATGGAACCCTACCGACGCCAAGGCGCAAGAAATCAAGCTCACCGCGTGCAACGGGAACACCGCCACCACCATAAGTAGTGTTGGTACCGTACAAGCCACTGGCGCCGAGATTTTGAATGTTTTGATGGCTGCTAGGCATACCCTCATTTTACATTTATGCGCGGAACTCTGTCCCTGCATACACAGCCCATCCATCCATGATGTGGATGTTCTCAATGGCAAAATCTCCGTCTTCTTTATACCAAATAACACCAATTCCTTGTTGCCAGTTTTCATACTGTTTAATTGGGTTTTCGTTAAGGTTGATGCCGCCCATAACTGATGGCACAGCTCCGTCAATACGGCATAGACATCCTGGACTATATGCACCGTTCTGTACCATACCTGCACTGGTGTCGTGGGTCTTGTACATCAACTCCATGCGATGTGAGTGCCCGTAAATTACTGTCTCGTGATGATTAGAATTAATGTACATGTTTGCGGTTGAACCGTTTGAACGCGCTTTTGTTCCATGGCGTGCTACTAGGCGTGGATTTAAGTAATACTTGTCCGCTGGGTAGCCTGATACATGGGTCACGTTTCCAATTGCGTTAAGGTTCAAAAGATGTGGAATGCTAAACACGGGAGTTTCTGCGCCAACCTGTCGCATTTGCGCACCTGCACGAGCTTGGAGGTTAACGTATTTATTGGCACGGCAATCATGGTTTCCGTCGATGTACACAATTTCTGCGTTAGGGGCTAGGGCTCGTTGCATTGCAACAAAGTCATGACCAGCCTGTAAGGAATAATTAACAGTC